ACTCATTTTGATAGATGGATAGCACCACTAGAGCTCGTCTCAATTTTTGAACCAATAAACTGGGATAGAGTTAGTGATAGTAAGTATGAAATGAAAGAAATTCAGATGCAAGTGAATGTTAGAACAGCAATTAGGGAGCTATCTTTACATACCCCAGAGGTATTTCAAGAGTATGTTCCTAAATTATTGCAGCAGTGTAAGAAATATAATTTGACTTTAGATCCAGAATGTTTTTATGAACAGTTTCTTTTGAGGAAAATAGTTAGAACATCAGATGGATTATTGTTCTTTTCAAACGATTATTATAAACAAACTAACCCAATATTTAATATAGATGAGCATTTAGAATTAATTACAACTCAGGGTATAGCTATTCAGCTAGGTGGACGCCCTGCTAGCAGCCCTAGCGAAGATTCACAAAAACCAACCCTTCACATGTTTAGTCCGACAGTGAAAGGGAAACAATGGACGAACAAACCAGAAGTAACAACAATCACACAAAACAACAATGTAAGAGCAGCAACATACGAAGGATGGTCAAGGTCATATATAGTTGATTCATTTGCGTCAGGTAATTCATTTACATTAACAGTGCCAGATGGAGCATGGCATTGTTATTATAATTACTCAACAGATGCAGGTGGTACAGGGCACACAAGTACTACACTAACAGCACCATGGGGCACAATAGCCCATACAGCTTATGATGCAGTACCATGTAATGGTTTTATAGATATGACTATAACAGGAAGCACAGTCTTAACTTTCACAATTACAAAGACAACAGGAAGTGATAATAACTTTAGAGTTGCATTTACTCTATGTGGAAATCCTATGACAGATGTAGTACCACAACCACTACAAACATCAATAGTAAATGTGCCATTGCCTACAACAATAACAAATCAACCTTCTGTTGCATTAGCAAATGAACCTATTTGGGTTTCTCAATATGAAGATAATATTACAACAAGAGAAGAAAGACCAAGAGTTCATATGATGAAAAATTCAAATCCTATTGGGGGTGAGATAGACCAAGAGCAGATTGTCACTTTAGATACAGTAATGAAGTTAGAAACAGAAACAGTTCCAAAACAAGTTGAATTAGACTTCGATAAGCTGAAAATTATGAAGGAAAATAGAGATCATACAATTAAGCAAGTTTTATCTAGAATGTATGCAATAAGAGATATTACTATTCCAGTTGGAGGTGCGTCAGGAGATACAATTCTCACTTTGGATTTATTATCTGAGTTTTTATCACAAAGTAATGTTTCAGCTAAGTTAGAAGGTTTCGCATTTTTAAGAACAAATTTTATTGTTACTATAATAACTCGAACGTTGACAACAACTAGTGGTGGTCTCATTGCTAGTTTTTATCCACAACTTACAAATTTAGCATCAAGAAGCCAGAGCGTTTTGCAAGCAAGTCAAACACCAAATAAAAGAGTTTCAGTTTCTGGTTCAGAGGGTATTAAGTTAAAAATTCCTTTTATTTCACCATTTTATGGTAAGAATTTAATAAGTGGTTCAGGCGACATAGGAAATGTGGTTTTAAAACTTTTAACGTCTATAAATATAAACCCAGTAAAAGTGAGAGTTTTCATTCAAGCAGACATAGACGATATTTCTGTTGAGTATCCAACTTTTGCCACTGGACCATTAAGACAGCGCCAAATTGAGAGAATGATGGCTAAATTGCAAATTGAACAACGTCGACTTATTAATGCAGTAAATGAAAATAATTTAATGAGAGTTAATGAAGAACAGCTAGCTAGAGAGGTGTTAGACAGAATGAATTTACCAGATGTGGTTCCACGTCCACAGGTTCATATGAAGAAAGCACCACATCAGAAGACAATATCAGTTAAATGGCAACCAGCTATGAATCACATTAACAAGAATGGAG